GTCCAGACCGACCCTCTTTACCAAAATTTTCGCCTACGAATCCAGGTGGCCAATTGGGCACCTGGGCATTCAATAAAGCGAAAGCCATGATTAACTCCTCTGACCCGTCGATATTCAAAACGAATGTCGCCGCGATCAGGGAGAATGGGAAGTGTCGGGTTGTCACGAGTGGGTCTTTTTACAAAGACGCATTCCTGCAACCCTTCTCACATATGACGATAGCCGCTATCAAGACTCAAAAGAGTCTTAGACAGGGGCTGTCGGCTGGAAGGCTAGGATGGGCCTTCATCAGCAGAGTCGATCACCTCGACCCTGTTGATGGGCACGTCCTATTCGAAAAGAAGAAGAGGATCATGTCGGTGGACTGGGAAAAGGCCACAGACATTCCTCCTCACAAGAGCGCTCATGCTGTCACATCTCGTCTATTAGACAAGATGCGACTAAGCAAAGAGCTACGAGATACCCTTGACTGTATATGGCCCGGTTGTAAGGACCTATACGTCAAAGGTAAATATGTATGTCAAATGGTCAACGGAATTCCAATGGGAGATCCGCTGACCAAGACAAATATTTCTTTAGCCCATCCAATCTGCGAAGCGTACGCGCATCGTAGAGTGCCGGGTGTCAAGATAGTCCATGCCGGCAACGGCGATGACACTGTAGTCATCGCCGCCGCCGACACGGACGAAATTTGCGATAGGTGGTTCGAGGAGTACAATCGTGCGACTGTACAACTCGGCTACCGCCTATCACCGCTAGACACCTTCGTGACAAGTACCTGGGGTACTTATTGCGAAGAGGTCTTCCATATACCGGTCGATCGGTTCAACACTGTAAGAACAGCGTCGAAACTGAAAGACAACAGATACCTTCCATATCTAGACCATCCCAAGATGCGTCTAGTTATAGATACCAAGAAAGACCGAGGGGATTACTCTTCCGATATTACCGGAAAAGTGACCCTTCTCGGCAAGGATCAGCAATATGCCGAGCAAGGAGAAGAGGGTCACCTCTTCTCCGTTGCTTCGGCTATGCAAGATGTATGTCTCGGGGTAAGATATGAGCAAAGGCCCATGTACTTACCGCGAGAAGTATTTAGTGTTGGCAAAATGCCAGCTTTCTGGAACACAGAGAGCTGGGCTAATGCCATATGGAGTATGCCCCAAAAGGTCGTGAACATTACTGTTCGCGCCCTTAAGGAGCTCATGGGAGACCTTCCCACAAATTTGACGGAGCTGAGAGCTG